GATCGCGTGCGTGTGACGCGCCGTGCAGACGTTGTTGAAGTAGCTGTTGATGTAAACAGTCTTCGTGAACGGCTGGTTGAACGGCGACATCGGCGGCTTGCGAACGAAGTACTTGTCCTTGTGGAACACAGTCTTCAGGTACTTGGCGTTGAGCAAGTAGTAGCGCGGGCCGCGACCAGAAGCGTTGGTGTCGCCTTCCGAAACCATGTCGGTGCTGCCGTAGGCGTACAGCGGAGCTGCATCCAACTGAGGCACGTACACGATTTCCATACCGGCGTACATCGGGCCGTTGAAGGCCGAGTCAGGGCTGGTACGGTTGGTGTACCAGTCTTGACCTTGGCGCAGCAGGTCGGTCATCACAAGAAGACCCTTCTTGGAGGTGAACGACGCGATGCTGTTCCACGTGTTCGGCTCGAAGTAGGCTTCCTTGCCAGCGGGCGGACGGAAGTTCAACTGCAAGAACGCATCGTCCATCGCGTTGATGACGTTGCGAGCGCCGGCAGTCGGCTTCACGGCGGGGCTGTCGTAGCCGATCACTCGGTTGCGCCACTTGGTTTTGCCAACGGCGGTCGGGTTGATGGTTTCAACAGTCGTAAACGCACCGGAGCCGCCAATATCATTAAACAAACCGTTGGCTTGTTCGTTGATGAACGCCGGGATGGAATACGGCTCTTTGCCAGCCGCAGCTTCCATCGTGCTTGCATCGGGAACCGCCCACCACTTGGTTTCCATGCCGTTGCAGATCGAGGTCTGCACGCGCATTTCCAGCTTGGTGAGGAGCGACTTGTATTGCATGAAGCGAGCGTCTTCGGTGTACGAAGAGCCAGCGTTCAACGCTTCTTCTTCTTCCGTCCAGCTATAGCTGTCAACGGCGAAGCGCCACGGCGACGACCAGCGCGTAAGCACCTGGGGCATCGTCGGGGTTTGGGGGTCGTTGGGCTGATACATCGAGAAGGTGTTAGCTTCGTCGAACATCAACTCGTCGCGGATTTCGGAACCACCCTGAACGATCTCAGAGTATTCCTTACCGCGCACGAAGCGCGCCCATGAATAGTTTTGGAGTTGAGCAGCGTTAACGAACTTTTCCGGCCCCGTAAGGAGCAGCGGGCCAGTCGCTTCTGCCCAGTCGGCAAAAGATACGATTGCAGGCATTTTTCAGTCTCTTGTGATTTTGTTAGTAACCATCTACGCGACGACGGGCCTCAGCACCCGTCAAATTTTCATTTGACATAAGGTGGAAGATGGCGCGATCACGGCTCATACCGTTAACTTCGGTTGAACCGCTCCTTTTGGGGACGCTGGATTGCCCTGCGTTGCGTTTTTGGTCGATTGAAGTTCTTTGCGCCTTGAGTCGTGCGTTGATCTGCTCCCTAAACACAACTTGGGCAGCATCGCGCATAGCAGCTTCAGCTCTCTCATTGAGATCGTCGATGTCTGCGTATGCGCCGCTTTCCGCAAGTCGTTGCATAGCTTGCGTCACTTGCACAAACCCTTCCTTGTCCCGTAGCTCAGGGAAGTCGGCTGACAACGTATTGCGTGCATTAGCCAATAGCATCTGGGTGCTAAGACCAGCCGCTACCTGCAACTGCTGCTCGAGTGCGCCGTAGCGTTCGGCAAGCGGTTTGGTAGCGTTTTGCAATGCGTCTGCAAAAGCCTCCTCAGCTTCGTCGCCCAACATGAAGGTGTCAGCGAGCTTCTTGGCAGCAGAGCGGATGTAAGCCTGTTCGGGTTGTTCTACAGCCTGCGTGGCCCGCGTAGACTCCGACTGGTTATCCGATTTCTTTGCTTCCTTCGGTTCTGCCTGACCGTTCTTCTTGAGAGCGGCAAACTCCTGCGCCATCCGGTCGGTTTCGCTTTGCATTTTTGATAGCTGGCGACCCCACTTGAGCTTCACCTCTTCGGGAAGCCCTTCCATGATGTCCTTAGGAACCTTGGCGCGGCGCAGAGCGGTTAGGGCGCGTTCTTGCGCCTTCGCATCTGTGCCGTCAACTTCCGGCCCCTCGTCGTCTTCGGATTCGGAACTTGTAGGCTTAACCAGATTAGGCTCTGGCGCTGCCTTCGGTTTGACAAACTTGCCATCCTCACCACGCTCTTTGCGCGATTCGGATTGCTCTTTAGGTGCAGCGTCTTTCTTAGCGCGTTCGAGCGCTTCTGCTTTTACGGATTCCTTTTCCGCAAGCTCGCCAGCAAGGCGATCATAGACGGCACGCGCTTGTTGTTCAGCGCTGGGTTCTTGTTGCGTAGTCGTTTGCGTTGTATCAGCCGTTTCCGTATTCATACTTGTATCCTGTTTTAGCTGAAAACTCGCGGACTTCCCTCATGTTTTGGAAACACGGCTTGCCTGTGCCAGGTTCGTGATGTGGCGCATCTGGATGCCACCGTGGCAACGAGTGCGACACAAAATTAGGCTCAAACAAACGCACCTCTGTTTTAGATGTCGAGATGATCCGCGAATACTTCTTGCCCTTGTGCGTGATAGTTTTGCCAATCTTCGGCGCTTTTGTCATCGGGTATTCCCGAATAATGATCTCGCCGTCATCAGCTTGGAATTCGTACTGGGCCATGATTATGAACCGCTGCTAGGCTTTCCTTGGGTTTTAGACTTGGTTGGATTCACACCTGCACCAATCGCCTTACCAAAGCCTTGGTTTTGAGCGAGCTTCGGAGCGTTGCGTACTGGTTCAGGTTGACCGCCGCCGGGGCGACCACCCATTTGACCAGCACCGCCGCCCGACATCATCTGCATTTCCATATTCATGGAAGCCATCTCAGCGGCAGCGTCAAGGTTCAGGTACTGATCGAGGTCAGGCATGTTGAAGGCTTCGCCCCAACGCTTAAGCCACGACTTCCAATCCCAGAAAGGAATGGACATGACCGCAGGCAGCATCTGCATGACTGCGTTGCTAGCCGCAATCATCTTTTGCACTTCGCTGCCGTCGTTGCGGACAGCGTCGATGTGAATCTCCAAATCGTCGAAGCTCATGCCCGAACCTTCTTCGTCGGTATCGGTCATTTGCCCCAGCATTTGGATCATCGCGTCGCCTTGGTCACGCGGCATATAACCCGCCTTGACGGCGCGGCGAATGCCTTCGGACATTTGCTCAGGCGATTGACCGCCAACGAACACGCCGTACTCGCGGCCTAGCGGCAGCACGCTGCGCTCGTCTTGGTCGAAGTACCACAGCACGCTGCGGAACAAGCGCTTCTCAAACTCCATGAACTTCATGTCCACGAAACTTGTCAGCGCCGAGCTAGCTTGCGCAGCAATGGCGTTTTCCGTCGCCGTGCCTGCACCGCTGACTTGACCGCGCACAGCGTCGCCCATTGCAAGGTTGCGATCTACGCGCCCGCGAAGCTCAAACTCGCGCATTTGAGCGTCTTGAGATGCGCCGCCGACCTCAATCTCGATAACCTTGTTCTTCTCAATGCCGCTAACCGCAACAATGTCACCGTCTGGCGCAGCAGCCAGCTTGTTGATCATTGCGGGCTTCAAGCCATCGACCAACGCAAGGGTCTTGCGGCGTTGCGCAGCGTTGTTGTTAGCACGAGCCTGGTTGTTTAGCTCTTGGATCTGGCCTTCGTTAGCCGTTAGCGCAGACAACGGCGCAGACTCGTCAGGCACGGTGTATTGACCGCCAACGATGTACGGCCCCCAACGCGGCCCAAAGAACGGCCTGGGGTCACGCAGGTACGCTGCTTGGCCTTTGCCGTCTTCGCTAGCCCACGCAACGGTGAAGATCGTGCCGTGGTAGCGCGTCTTCTCTTCCTTGGACATACCGCTCCAGAAGTCATCGTCTTCCGGCAGCGTGTACTCAGGAACCCAAATCTCGTAGTAGATAACTTCGTTACGAGAGGGCGTTTCACCGTACTCGTACTTGTTACGAAGCCCTTTTGCATCAATGTCCGTAGGAACAGACTCGATGTTTTCTTTAATCCAACCAGACTTTGCGTCTTTTGCGTCTTCTAGGATATCGTCCTTGTCGCGAATCATTACGTGGTACATGTACCGCGCTTCTTCAATAGACAACGACAACGGATCCCAACCAAATCGACGCGGCGACAAACGGATCGCCTTCGGGGTCATCACGGGGTCTTCGGCTTGCTCAAAGCCCGTGCGTGCGCCTTGGGTGACAATGGCGACAGACCATGCAAAGCAGAAGTCAGTACCGAGCTTCTCGCGCTCGCGCTGGTAGTTAGTGTCTAGGATCCAGCGGTTTCCTGCATCTTCAAGTGCCTGCACACGCGCTTGGTCGCGTGCGGTAGACAAACGAATCTTAGGCTCAATAGCAGTAAGACGGGCGACAGTATGCGCGACATACGAGTAGTAGTAGTTCTCAGGAAAGTATTCCTCTTTGCCCGAGAACCGACCATAAAACGGCGAAGCGTAGCGTTGCACCTGCCGCCCGAACCATTCACGATGCTTTTCGCAATACCGTTGAGCGGCCTGCACTTCGTCGTACAAGTTTTGTGCAGTTACTTTAAGCATTGCTCACTTCCCATTTTTCGTGATCCAAAATGTGTCCTAGCGTTCCACCGTCATACTTGGCCTTGTACTCAACTTCTTTGCCGAGATCGCGTTCCCACGAGAAGGTGCAAGCCCCGCGCATAGCGTCACAGCCGTGGTCGATGCAGCCAGGGTCAGGAGTATCGCGATTGAGCTTGCCGTCTTCCACTAACGGATAGACATAAGCAGGGATTTCCATTTCGGTACACCACGGCTTGCCTTCGCCTTCCAAGCGCACATCCTTGTACTTGGTGGCGTTGCGCAGAAGATACAAGCCGAACGTGCCGTCACCGCGCCGCTTCATGCGCACGCGCACTTGGTCAATGCCGGCCTTCTCGCCGCCAGGCCCACGGTGCTTGTCCCATTCGCGCACAATGCGAGTCATACCGTGACGATCTAGCCAGCGGTTGAGGTTAGAGATGAACGCCGGATCGTGGTCGGTCACGATAGCGGCCATCTCAAACTCTTGGTTGACCTCAACGATGGCCTTAGCCCATTGGTCGTGATCCCAATGGCGCTTGTAGATCTCGACTAAGCGGTACATGCGGTTTTCGCCGTCCACGCCCCAGCATTGGAAGACACCAGGGGCATCAAACCCAATATCCTGAGCGCCAAGGAACCACTTGATGTGGACTGGCTTGTCGAGATTTGGCGAAACGAGGAACCATTCCCCGTTTTGTTTTTCCATTTGACCGTCGATCACGTGGTGATGCTGGTCGTAGTTCTCCCACACTTGACCTTCGGCGCTGACCCATTTGCCGTAGTACAGACGCTGCAAACGCACGCCGGACAAGCTGTTCTTGAGGCGGTTGAGGTACTCAGTACCATCCACCGTCCATGTACCATTTTTGTGGTTGTACCACTTCGGGTTATCCCAGAAGCGCCCAACGATCCTGCGGGCCTTTCCCTGCAAGCAACGCTGGTTTGCCCAATGGTACTCGTCTTCTGGGTTACAGTCGCCTACAAGCACGCGGAAGGGCGTTCCAGAGCGACGGAGAGCGCGATGTAGCGACTCCCACTTAGCCAATGTCGTTTCTTGGCACTCGTTGAAGAAGATGACATTGTACTGCGTTGAGAACAGCTTTGTGGGGTTGTCAAAGCCGCCTAAGATCACCTCCCCGCCCAACGAAGGATGTTTGTACGACTGACGGTGTTCTCGCGTGGGGCCGTTAATCACAGCAGGGTGATCTGGCCCCAACACTTCGTTTTCCCAGATGTCCAAAAACGATTCGTTCAAAGACACTCGCGTTTCGCGCAGCACCAAGATCTTGGACTGCGGAAATGTATTGCACACGGCCTTGATCCACTCACCCATCAAGCGCGACTTACCGCATCCCGCCACACCCTCGTAAATGGCTTCCATCGGCGGCTTGACGCTGCCGTTGAGCCATCCAAAAAGCTGGTTCGCGCCTTCACCGTAGGCGTGAAACTGCTCCTTTTTGGTCGGGATTTGGGCTTCTTCGATCACGATAGCTGCGGCAAGATGGTGACCGCCTTGTTCACATAGAGATAGTTCCAGTCTTGTGTGCCTGTTGACTGGAGCTTGTACTCGAGGCGGTAGGTGTGCCCACCGATCAACCCGCCTGCAACTAGGCCAACTTCTAAGCGGTGCTTGAAGTTCCAGCCTGTTGCGTCCTGCGACCAACCGTAGGTCGTTTGAAGCGTGTCAAAAACCACAAGGCCAACGGCAATAGAGGCAATGGTGTACACAGCCGTGGTGGACTGCGTGGACAAGTCGTACACCTTCAACGCCACCGAGTTAACATCCGCCTGCAAAATGGGGCTTTGTTGCGGGTTGACAACGCGAGCCAGCGTAATGATGTCTTCGTTCTGGTTTTGTGTAGCAACAATCATTGCGTTACCTGACCCCCATACGACTGTCGCCCAATTACTACCTGATCCTGCAACGCCAACTGTGTAAGGCCAGGCGTACTTTTGCTGATTAGCACGTTGACCGTGTCTGAGCCTTGGTTAGGCGGCGCTTCGTTGTCATTGCATACTGCGCGAATCTCATGCTGCCCCGGCGGCAAGCTGCTGAACACAAAGGTCTGGCCCTCGTACAACAAGCCTGACGCTGTGTTGCGATACCACTTAATAGACGAGCTAAGGTTGCCGTCTACAGCGTCTACTGCGGTAGCTGTAAATGTGATTGCTGCGCCAAACTCAAAAGTACTTGAGTCGCTAGGCGACAAAATAGTGACAACCGGCGGCGTGCTAGCGTTGACGACTGTTACCGTTTCAGTATCAGTTGCGGTTGTGCCGTTGGTAAAGCTAGCCGTGATCGTGTGAACGCCCACGGTCAACGCATCGGTAGACACCGACTCGCCCACACCCAACTGGCCGTCAAGATTGCTTGACCACACAACGGTTGAGGCCGACGCAGGACTACCGTTTAGCGTGCAAGAGGCTTGCAACAATACCGTATCAAGCACGTCTACGGTAACGGGTGCAGCAGGCGAAGTAATGGTCACCGCAGGTGTTTGCGGCAACGGCACAGGGTTGATTTGTCCAACCCACCAATACGGCACGGTAACCGTTGTGCCGCCTTGCTGGTCTACTGGCACTTCACCTGTTGGCGGCACAGCATCAGGGCTGTTTACAATTTCGCGCAATGTACCGCCTTGGTCGCGCACGCTGATACGGCTATTCACATTAGGCGTAATGTTTGCCAATGTGCCGTCAGACTTGCGCACCTGAAAGCGAACAAAGTCGGGCACTAGTTAAGTACCTCCCACACGGCGTTATGACATGCCAGAGAGTCGCCTACTGCGCCAATGGTGTATTGCATTTGCGCACTAAACGACAGAACGCTGCCATTTGTAATGCTTGTGGATGTAAAACTGCTGCCAGTTACGCCAATGCCGTCAATAGTTGCGCCCGCTTGAAATACTTTAAACGATTCAATCCAAATATGCATATTTGCAGAAACACCGTCTTGCGTGCCATGAAATACAGCATATGCAACCGCAGCCCACGGAAAAGTACCTGCAGGAATTGATGCTGCCTGCAAAGATACAGACATAACCCCTGCGTTATACCGAAACCGTAAGTTAGCAGTTTTTGTTGCAGATGCAGTCAACGACCCATTTAGTGTTAACCGAATTGTTTTACCTTGACGCAATGCCGAGCTAAGGCCAAGGCCACCGCCAGTATTGTCTACAATGCAATCAGGCGTTGTATTAAACGAAAACCCTGATGTTGCACTACAAATAATGCTTAAATTAGTGCAGTCCGCATAAGTTGCCGTGGCTGCACCAGTAGATACGGTGTAGTTTGCTGTTTGTACTTGCGCTACACGCGAGCGCTCTGCCCAACGACTTGTTCCACCGCTGCCAGCAGCCACCGTACCGTCAATTAAAACCGAATTACCGCGACCAAACGCATAGCTGCCACTACGATTGCCGACATCAGCAATACGATCTTGGCTAAACGAACCGCTTGCAACTGCTGCGGCATCAATTGTACCACCACTAGCAGCGCTTAAATGACTGTGTACCGCATTTGTAAAATCGCTAATAACCGGCTGAGTTAGCGTTTTGTTGGTCAGCGTTTGCGAGCCAATTGTGCCAACAATTTCACCATTTGTTGTTCTTACAATGCCGCCACCTTTTGGCTGCAACCACAAATCAGAATTTGTAGCGCTGCTTTTTACTTGAACAGTAGCACCATTAAGAGGAACAGAAGTAACTAGTTCTGGACAACTGTAGTTACTCGTAGTAGGTGTACTATTTTTAACAGCAGACAATACAGGCGCAGCACCTGTGCCGTCTAAAAGCGTGGTACTGATTTTATTTGTTGCATCCAGCAATTTTGCAGACAAAGTCTGCGCGTCGCCGGTGTAAACAATTGTAGTCGGCAAATTGGCAATCGGTACGGTGTCAGGCGTACCTCCTGCCGCAAACTCTTGGATCTCGTTTGGGCCGGTAGACAGCTTTAGCGGGATTTTGTCAGCCATTAGCCTACTTGACTCCCAACCAGGGTGCTACTGAGGGCGGTCGGACGGCCCTTCACCGCGCCTGCGGCAAAGGCGTACAGCATCGCAGAGTGGCGGTAGTCCACAAACGGTGCAGCCGCATCGCCGTCGTACTGGAAGTACGGCAGGAACGACAGCAACGAGGTGTCTTGGTTCTGCGCGTTCAGCGACTGCATGCTGGCGTACTGTTGCGGGTCGTGCGGATCGACATAAGGCTTGCCAGGAATCTTGCTGAACGACGCAGTTGCGCCAACAGAGAAGTTGCGCGGGTACAACGTTGCGTCTACCGTGCCACTAGTTGTGCTAGAAGTACGGCACGAGCGGTCAAGTTCAATCGTGTTAGCAATTGTTGCCGACTTGCCCATAACGCGGTACGCGCCAGCACCGCTTTGACTCAAAACCGCAGTTCCCGCAGCGCTTTCACCGTGGATCCACAACATGTCACCGTCTTGGTGGACATAGCTGCCAAACGCGACATTGGTAATTTGCATACCGTCTTTGCTTACGGTTGAACCTGTAGCCGTAATAGCAGGCGCGCCACAGGCAGGCGAAATAGTCCGTGCGTTAGCTGTTGCACCGCTAGCCACGGTGTAGATTCCATTAGTTGGAGCAACTTGCATGTAGCCCTTGTACAACGCCGCAGGCGACATACCGGTTGCGCCTGTAAACGCTGTAGGCGAGCCAACGATTTCTAAACGATCAAAGTTGTTGACCCAGCCGCTAAAGAAACCAGTTAAGGTAGCTAATGTAGCTGTGCCGCCAATAGTACCTCCAGCCGTAAACGTACGCTGCGGGCCAGCCATAATCAGCGTGGGGATTGCATACTGCAACTGGTTTGTTTCGTAATACCAGGCAATGCTAGCTGCGTTGCGCGTGGCGGTAGACAATTGCGTGCCAGGGTACGCATTAACACCCGCGACCGTGCCAAACACATAGTCGTAGAAGTTGTCGGTAGCGCTGTTGTAGGTTTCCGTACCTGCGCCATCGCGACGGAAATCGACCAGCGGCTTCTCAAAGATCATCGCTAGGGCACGGCTGTCCACGCCATCCACAACCAAGGGCGCAGTCAACTGCGACCACCACAAGGTAGTTGCGCCCGCGCTGTTACCAAACAGCACCATCTTTTTCGGGTCGATACCCAAAGTCGTGGCGTTCTGCTTGATATGCACAAGAGCTAACTTGAGGTCGTCCCAAGCTTCGGGGAAGAATGCCGGTGCATCGTTCGGTTGTGCGTAACCAAACGCAGCACCGCTTGAGCTAAAACTAAACTGACGGCTTTCCACGCTGATAATGTCAAAGTGCGTGTCAGTCGGCAGCGTCCGCTTCAGTAGGTAATCCGCTAGGCGGTTAGAGGCATTGCCATCTACGCCAATGTCCCGCTTGTCGTTGCTCGCCCAGCCTCCACCGTGACGGTAAACCAACACAGGATTGCCGCCCACATCGCGCACCGGGTGACGGTACACATCGTAGGACTGGTGGATGGACGGGCCGTAAAAGGTGTCTTGCGTAGTCGGTGTTAATGCGGGCATTGTGCGTTACCTAAAGGCTCAGACCGTCCAGTTGTCCATGTTGAGGTTGTATCCGACCGCTCGCACGAACCGGACGTTCATTCGAGATGTACCTGCACCAGCACGAATAAGCTGCACCGTAAGCGCTCGAGGATAATCCATGCGCGTCATAGCCGGCGAGTTACCCGTGTTGTACGAACCAGTATCAACGGTGGCGGTTGAAGTCGAGTCAACCGAGCAAGTAGCGCCACGGTAATGCAAAACTGGACGGTATTCAGTAGGAGCGCCAGACGCGCCTTTAGCAAAAAACATTTTAATCTTAAAATTAATAATTTGCGCGTTAGTCGGGTCAACAGTTAGCGTTTGCGCAAACACATAGTTAGTTGCATTGGTTACGCCATCAGGATCAGTAAACACCAATTGCGGTGTCAAAGTGTAGTTGCCAGCAAGAGCCGCAGACGTAACCGCCAACTCAATGTCGATGGACGAATCCTTCGTCGTGGCATAAGCCGGAATCAAAAACCGCAACGGCGAAATTGTTGCAGCGCCGTTGGCTGTGGCTCCAGCAGGCCCAATACCGCTCGTGTCCACATCAAACGATTCACTTGCGAGGATGACCGGACTCGGCAGGATTAACTTGCTCATTTTGTTTTGTAGCTCGCTTTTTGCTTCTTTGTCACTCCGGCCCTTACTCTATTCAAGTCCGGCTTGTTCGTCTTCCTTGTCAGCCATCATCCTCGTCTCACTTGCTTGTCTCGTCACTCGCATCACCAGCGGACAGCCAAAGCTAAACTGAAAAAAGAAGAAAAAAC